GATTTTTTCGGTCTGGTTCAGGTAGGTGTTTTCAGAGATAACGAGATAAAACTTGAGGAACTTGTTAAATTATTAAGGGGATTAATAAAAGTTGTTGGCATCGATAGGGTTAAGCTAGCTATAGAAATGAACTTTAAAGGGGAGCTTCTATACGAAAAGTTGATGACGGACGATGACTATTATGACGAGATGTTCTTGTTTACTAAGCATTCTGAATCCGCAAGAGTTTTAAAACCTGGCATCAAGTACAACGAAAAGAATAAGATGAAGTATTGCGAACTTCTCAGAAGTCTTATAAGAGAGGGGAAGATCCTCGTAAATGATAAAAAATGGACCATCCCGGAGCTTTTTACATTCGGACTAAATAACAGGGGAACATATTCCAGTCAAACCGGACACGATGACGTGGCTATGACTTTAGTGAACTTACCTGGTCTTTTCGACGGTTATGATTTCAATCAGATGGTAGGTGATGTGTTTGACGAGTTAGAAAACGATTACAAGCAACTGATATCTGCAAAACTTGAGGTGGGAATGCCAGGAGAAACTGATGAATTCGGATACGGAAACAAAGGTCCTTCAACTAAGGATGGCAGAAGCTATGGTGATTTTAATAAATTGCTTTAAAGCTATGCTGGATCTAATATTCTACTTTCTATTTCGATATATAGTACAGAAGCAAAAAATATCTTAAAAAATAATGGCAAATAAGGTTAAAATAGACTATTCCCAGTTTAAAGCCTCAGGGGTTTATACCCTTGAATTTGACGCGTCACAAAGTGTCATACTAACATCTCAAACGATTAGATTGGTTGTTGGCTTCTCTAACAAGGGGCCTTTCAATACTCCGGTTTATATACCAGATCCAACGACAATGATTTCTGTTTTTGGAGACATTGATAGATCCTTAGAAAATAAAGGATCTTTCTTCCATAGATCGATACTAACGTGTCTAAACACTGGTCCTGTTTTCGCATTGAATCTATTAAAACTTAATGATGATGTTGATAGCGCTAGTCCGGACGAAGTTACGTATAGAGCTTACTCTTTGGACACTGAACAATATAATGGTGTTGTAACTTCTGAGTTATACTCATCTTATTATAACAAAGAGAGATTCTGGTTTGCAGATCCTAATTATTTCCTAGCTACTCTAAGCACATCGGATACAGGAAAACTTTTCAGCTTAACCAACTTAGGTAAATCCCCTATGAGTGTTATCATTAGAAAATCTACAGATTCTTCTAAGCCATTAAAGGGATATGATATCTTTGCTATAGACTGGTATGGTGCTAATAATGTGCCTACGTTCATGCACCCTTACGACTATATGTCTGATTATTTCATCGACGTTATAGCAGTTTCTGGAGATTGGACAGATTATCAAGCATTAGCTTTAGATCCTAAATGGTCAGCGTTCTTTACCAATAACGGATTCATTAAGAGCAAAATTGATGCTTTCCTTAGCGATCAGGACGTAAACATCGTTACATCAGTAACTGGATGTATTATCCCTGACTTCGTGGATCTTAACGGGGTTAATCAATACATTCAGACTTTAGTAAATGCTAACTCTCCAGCGACAGGATTATTCTGTGCTATAGATGAACAAGCATTCGACGACATCTGTGCTAATCCATATACAATCGATTTAGTGGGTAACCACCTTATTGACGAATTAACTGGAGATAGAGATTTAGCTAATCCTAGGATTAATTTCTTAAGCTACGACCAGGCTTTAGTTGCAGATTACCTTTATACACAAAACGTGGTTGGGGTTACCGGTTCAGGAGCAACTGCATTTATCGGACCTACTGGTTTAAGCGGTCCAGCAAACGGTACTAAAGTAGGTACACTATTTACCCTTGATGCTGGTACAACTGCAGGTGTTGTTTACCAATCATTTGCAGCATACGATCCTAATGCTTATGCCGGGGGGTTACACTATCTTCAGACTTTAGGAACAGGAGGAACAGCAGGATATTTCCAAAATGCTTCTCAAAAGAACGCATTAAAATCTTTCTTGACTGTTAATTCTTCGGACGATCAGAAATTTATAGTTGGTGTTGTTAATGGTATATCCGGTGCTACTGGAGCTTTAATCAACCAATTTGCATTGCATGATCTGATTAAACTTAAAGTTACCGGAACACAGGATGTTGGAGGTGAGCTTAGAATATTCTTTACTCACCCTCTAGATACTTCTTTCTACAGATCACAAGGTATTACTGTATCCCCTGTTTATACAATCGATTCATATAATACGGGTGCTTCCGGAAGTAATAAGCCTTTCTATAGCAACGCTTACCAATTCGGTAACTCTGATTATTTGGATATCGTTAGTGAAGTTACCCCTAACGGTGTAACTGGACCTAACGCACCTCTTGGAGTTTCCAACGTACTACAAGGATATAATGCTTCTACGTTATTCCAAAATGTTAAATACAATGAGTTGGCAGACGGAGATCAAATTTGGTTAAACTCAGCAGGAACAAGTCTTCAGTACTTGTCATTTGAATCTACCGTAGATAGGGATCAATTTAACTATGTTAACACAAGATCTCACTCTAACATATCACTTGCAGGGAACACAATAAATAACATAACTGGATTTGCTACTGCTTATGCTTCGGATAACATCGGAACACCAGTAACTTCACAGAAAATAGACATAGTTTCTCAGGAAGGTTCAATTAACTCATTTGTTAACTGTACGAAGATTGATACCACTTCATTCTACGTAGTTGAGGATTCAAACGGAAACGTTCCTCTATCCGTTGGAGATTTGGTAGTTTGTACAGACCTTGACATCTGCGTTCCTACCACAGGAAATCAACAAAGCAGATTAGCTAAGATTACTTCAGTTGCTTCTACAACAACTTCAGGAACTTACAAAGCTATCTGTTCTAGACCGGTACTTTACTATTCTGGTGATGGATCAGGATCAAGAGTTCAGAAGTTTAAATCAATCTCTCAGTTCACTAGATCTTTTGATTTCACATACCTTTCTGGATTCACCATGAAAGAATCTCATAGACCTAACGGATCTGATGCTAGAGTCTCTGAAATACTTGATGTTATGTACGACACTAACATCGCTAAGACATTAGCTTCTAAAGACGTTATTTCTTTCAGATACATTGTAGATACATTCTCTGGACAAATTTTACCTAACTCTAAATACCAGTTAAGTAGATTAGCAATGCTTAGACAGCAATCACTTGCGCTTATAAACGCTCCATCGATGGCTCAATTCCAAGCTAGCACCGATCCTAGATTTACTAATGCGCCTACAGCTTCTAATCCTTACCCAAGTTTAAATACTGCTTATATCGCAGACGGAGGTAACTTATCATTAAATCCTTCTTACACATTTAGCTTACCTAGTGAAGCAGAAGGTGCTAAATTCGCTGCATTCTATGCTCCTTATATCACTATCAGAGAGTCTAATAGAAACGTGAACGTTCCACCAGCTGCTATGGTATCTAATAACTTTGTTAGAAAATTCGCTACAGGAGAACCTTATGCAATCATCGCAGGTCAGAAAAGAGGAATCTTAAGCGGAGGTGGTAACATCGTAGGAGTAGAATACGACTTCACTGACGAGGACAGAGCAAACTTAGAACCATTCGGAATTAATCCTATCATTAAGAGAAGAGGAGTTGGAGTGGTAATCTTCGGTAACCAAACAGCTTACCAACAAGTTAACTCTGCATTCAACTTAGTTCACGTAAGAGACTTGTTAATAAGTATCGAAAGCGACGTACAGTCTATCCTTTCAAACTACTTATTTGATTTCAATGATGATTCTATCAGACTTGAAATTAAGACATTGGTTGATAACTACTTGGACGGAGTAAGAGCAGGTGGTGGAATCTACAACTACCAAACTGTTATGGATGCTTCTAATAATACACCAGCAATTATCGATATGAACATGGGAGTTATAGATGTTATTATCGAACCTGCTAGAGGTATTCAGAAATTCATTAACAGAATTACTGTTACAAGAACAGGAGGTATTGCAGCAGGAGGCTTTATCCAATTCGTATAATACGAATTGGAGCCTTTTGGGCAACTAAGATAAATATAAACTGAATATGGCAGGATTATCACATTATCAAAATTCATTATCAGCAATAAACAAGTTCGAACCTGTTTACCTGAATCAGTTCGAGGTTACCGTTATACCTCCTTCTGCTGTTGCTGGCGGAGAGATCCTACTACAACACGTTACGAAGGTTGGTGGACTTACATTAGACAAAAACCCAGGATTGGTTACCCAAAAATATAAGTTTGCTAAAAGGAACTATGCTGGAGCTAAGCCCGATAACACTTATATGGATTTAAGTTTAAGCTTTACCGTCAACTTAAATGATGATAACTCAATGTATGTTTTTAAAACATTGAGACAATGGAGTGACTTAATCTACAATCCTTTAACAGGTGCGATGGGGCTTAAGAATGATTATACTGGTACTATCGTGGTTTCGATTTTTAATAAACAAGGGGACGTTTTCAGAAGAATAACATGCAGAGATTGTTATCCAACTAAAGCCATAAATGAAATGAATCTTAACTACACATCAACTGATATATTCAAGATTGATGATATGACATGGGCAGTTGATTACTGGGAGGATTTATTCTTATAAAAAAACACAAAAAATAAATGGCAGGTTTACCACATTTTACAAACTCTAAAGCCGCGATAAACAACTACGAACCGGTTTATCTTAACCAATTCGAGGTTTTGATCAACCCACCTTCGGGTATAGTAGATGCTAGCACGACTTTCAAAGGAGAGTCTATTTTAACTCAACAGGTTAAGTCCATTGCTGGATTAACTGTAGACATCTTAGCAAACGGAAACGTTGAACAAATGTACAAATTTGCTCAAAGAAGATACGCTGCAGGCGAGCCTACAACAACCGATATGACTTTAACTATGGAATTTGAAGTCAACCTAAATGATGCTAACTCTATGAGTGTTTATAAGATACTTAGACAATGGAGCGATTTAATCTATAACCCCTTAACTGGAGCAATGGGTATTAAGAGTGATTATGTTGGGTCTATGGTTATTTCGGTTTTCAGCAAAAGAGGGGATGTTTTCAGAAGAATCAGAATTCCTTCTTGCTTTTTGAGCACAGCTATTAACGATATGCAGTTGGATTACGAGAATCCTGCTATCTACACAGTATCAGCTTCTTGGATCTGTGATTACTGGGAAGATTTATTCATCTAATATTAATTTCAATAATAATCGAAAGGAGACAAGGAATTTGTCTCCTTTTTTGTTTTCTGTTATATAATAAGAAAAACAAATTAAATACATGGATAATAATATTTCACCAGAGGAAATACTTAGAAGAAAAGAAATAGCAGGGGGATTAGTATATGATGATCCTGTTAGGGAACCAGTTACACAAAGAGAGCCCGAAAATCCTGTTACTCCTCCAGAAACTAAATTCGAGCAACCCGTAATAAGGGAGGTAAGAGAAGTAAGGGAAGTAAGAGAAACTGCACCTCAGGATAAACCGATATCTTCCTTAGGTAAGTCACAGGCTTCTAGTAGACCGCTTTCTTTTGAAATGGGATGGAAAAATATTCCGGTTGACATCTTACCTTCCAAGGGAGACTTTTATCCTGAGGGCACAAAAATAGCCATACGAGCAGCGGAGGTTAGAGAGATAAGACACTTCTCTACCATTGACGAAGATGATAAATTGGACATTGAAGAAAAACTAACTCATATAATTGATAGATGCTCTAGAATGGAGTTTCCTGGTGAAGGTGTGGTTTCTTATAAGGATCTTAAACAAGAAGACAGATTCTTTATAATTATGGCTAT